CGCGCGCGGGCGTCTGAGCGTCGGCGTGCCTGCCGCAGAGGCTAAACATGCCCTCACGCTCGTTTTAACCACCGCTGAAGCGGCATAACGACAAAGCAGCTAGTCACCCCCCTGTAAACCTCAATTGGCTCCTCCAGCGGCTTCCCAGCGCCTCTGAGCAACTTGCACAGCTCCCGCACGATAAATCCGTTGCCAACGACCTCCAAGCCTTCGCACCTCGCGCGCTGCATCTTATCGTATGTACCGCCGAAACGGTCATACCTCCGCACGGTGTCCAGCTCAATCCTCGCCATGCCCCGCCTCCAATTCGCCCGCGATAGCCCCGTACCCGCACACGTCCACCCAGTTGTCCAAGTGAACGCCTGAGCGCGACCGCGATATTTTGAGCAGCGCCATCATCGCCGCCGCGTCTACCTCGGTCACTTCCACGCCGAGATACGCTGACCACATGCGAGCGATCCTCGCGAGGCTGTCCTTCGCTGACCCGTAGGTCGCCTGCCTGTCGCCCGTGATAAGCTCACCGGCTGTGCGCAAAATATCTTCCCTCGTTACCATGGTATATCATCCTCAATGTTATTGTTGCCACTTTCATCCACCACACGCGTCACCTTCGCGTTGGGGAACGTCTCGAACGCCTTCTGCAGAAACGCCTCGCTGAAGTGCTGCTTCAGCACGCACGCGGCATCCTCGAACGAATACACCACCCACTCGGGATACCGCTTGCGCAGTTCAGCGCATCCCTGCCGCGCGAAGCACACGATCTGCCCGCCATCCATCTCCACGCACCACGCGTGCGGCGACAGCGGCTTATGCCCCGCGCCCTCCGCTTCCGCTTCCATGCGCTTCCACCCCGCCATGAGCTGCGTGGCGATCTTGTTCGTCCTGACGACATCACAATCCACGACCGCCTGCTTCAGCGCCTCGTATGCTGCCGCGAACTTGCCCGCCAGATCCGGCGTGACCAGCGACGGCAGCGTGTCACCCCACCGCTCTGTCATTTCCCGCGCCACCCGATCGAGCGGCTCCAGCTGACCCCAGACTGCCGCCGGTATAGGCTCCGTCCTTTCACCAACCGTGAACTTCCCCTTCGACGCTATCTGCTTTGCCGTAGGCCGACGCCCTTTCTGCTTAACCATGAACATGCCCCCTACGCATTCCCAGCAAACTGATCTCCGCACCTTCAATAAATACGCCCGCACTTCTCTCCGCACCTTGCATATATATATGCAAGTGGTGCGGCGGAAGATTTCTTGCCGTATTTACCGCACCCTCGGCACCACGCCGCACCGTAAGTGCGGTAAGTGCGGAACGTGCGGAAACGCCCCCGACGCCACCCGTCTCGCTGGCGATCATACCCCCGCCTCCTCTCCCGTTATCCATTCACCCACCACCACGCACGGCACATCCCTGCCGTCACGCTTGCTTGGCGCAGACGTCTTGCGCAGCACGCCGTTCTCGATCCACTTGGCCACGATTGCCTTGGCCTTCGCCTTCTCGTGGCGCTTCTCCAAGTCCAGCCCCAGCACGTCTGCCACCGTGCCGCCGACCCACGTCTTGGCCTGCCCGTTTGCGCGGAGCGGCTCGCCCTGCGTTTCCGCGTCGCCCACCGCGCGCTGCACCTTCATCGCGTCGCGCGCCGACACGCCGTCGAAGAGATCCGGCATCGCATACTCCGTGGCCACGCCGACATATTCCATGTTTGGCAGCTGCACGCCCACCATGCGCCGGTATACCGCCTTCGCGGCTGGCGGCGCCAAGTTTGCCTTGCCGTCGTCCACGCGGAATATGCCGAGGCTCTCCGCCTCTGACACGCCCAGCTTCTGCGCGTCTTCCGCGCTGATCTTGTTGATGACCCGCGCCGCACGCGCCGCCCCGATCAGCGACCCCGCGCCCCTGACGCTGTCTATGGTTGCCTCGTCGCCGTTGCCCTTGCGGATGTGATGCACCAGCGCCACGGCGCAGTCTGTCTCGTCGCATATGCTACGGACTGCACCGACGGCTGCATTCATGGCCACGTTGTCGTTCTCGTTGATCTGGTTGGCGCCGACCCACGGGTCGATCATCACCATGCCGATGTCGTTCTCCTTGATCTTGGCCGCCATGTAGTCGAGCATTTCGTCGTTTATCTCGATCCCGTCGCGCCCTTGGTTGGCGAACACCATGTTGAGGCTCCTTCCGGCGTCGAGAAACAAGCGCCCCCGTATTTCCTCGGCGGTGACGCCGTAGTGCAGCATCGCCGCCGCAAGGCGTCTCTGCATCTCCTCCAGCGGGTCTTCGAGGTTGATGATCCACACCTTGCACGTCTCGTGTATGGCCTCGCCCAGCAGCGGCTTGCCCGTTCCGATGCTCAGGCTTTCCACGATTTGCAGCGACGTCTTCCCGACGCCGCCTGCAGAGGCCAGCACGCTGACATGGCCTCGGACGTAATGCCGCCGGTAGCTCCCCCGCCGCGCCGGTATTGTCGCGGGGTCTATTGGCTCGTATGCAGTTGGCCACTGGCGCTCGCCTGCGATGCGCTCCTGCTTCACTTCCTCGACCGGCTTCGCCAGCGCCAGCGCCTCGCGCAGCTTCTCCGCGCCCGCTTCCTGCAGGTAGTCGTTGGCATCCTTTACGTTTTCCACGCCCAGCGCGTCGAAGCGCACGACGTGGACGTCTGTGCTGCCGTCGCCGCGCAGCACGTCTGCGACCGCCTCCACGTCTAAGTCTGGATCCGCGCAGATCGTGACGTCTGATGCACGCGGCGCGTTAAACGTCTTCATGCCAGACTTGCCAAACGTGCAGACGATCGTCGCCTCGACGTGGCCCATGATCGCTTGCCTTACGCTCAGCGCGTCCTCTGGCCCCTCGACCAATATGATCGCGCCGCCTTCGTGCTGGTCGCCGATCCGCATGGCATTGCCAACAAGGCTGCCGCGTGAATACTTGTTGATGTTGTTATGCTCGCGCTTCTTCCCGTCCGGCGTCAGCAGCACCGCCTGCACGCCGCAGACGTCGCCCTCGGCGTTGGTCGCGGGAAATAGTATCGCTGGCCCGTCGTATAGGCTGGGGCTGAAGCGCGCGACGCCCTCCGCCACGCCTGCGCGCATGCCACGGTTGTTCAGGTACAGCAGCGCCGGTCTGACGGCGTCCTTGTTCTCGCGTGATATTGGCACGCTGCGCTCCCACGCGGCCTGCGCCTTTGCGATTTTCTCGGCGCGCGTTTCCTCGTCGCGGATCAGCAGATCCTTGCTGGCAAGCCTTACGATCAGGCGATCCATCTCGCTCGGCTGAAACGGCACCGCGTCATCGTTTTCAAGCTGCTTCGGGTTTTCGCTGCCCCGCTTGAAGCCGCTGCCAATGGTTGCCTTGATCTCGTGTTCCTGCAGCCCGATTGCCTTGGCCGCCGTGTGCAAGTCTATGACGCTGCTATCGATGTTGGCGGCGTCCATGTGCGCGTGACGACCCAGCGCGTATGCCGCTAGGTTCAGCGCCTCGTTGCGACGCCCCTTCGGAGCCATGCCGATCTCGGAAACGACGCTTTCCCGTACCTTTGCAAAATAGTTTACGCTCATCCCACTTCCCCGTTCTAACTTTTGTTATAACCACGCCCGCCGAAGCAGGCGTGGAACTTGTTATCTTAGAAGCCGAAGTCGTCTGCGTCTACCACGCTGGAAACGGGTGCCGCTTCGGTTGGCACCGGCTCCGGCTTGGGCGGCGTGCTGTCTGCGGGTTTCGCAATCCACTTGGATATGGCAAAGCCCAGATCGTATGACGTGCCCTTGCCGACCACGACAGGCGTGGACGTCGTGACGCTGACGACCGGCACCATGCCCTGCGTCCAGAACTCCGGCGCGCTTTCCGCTTGGTTATACAGCTTGGCGATGAACTGCCCCGTGCCGTATGAGTTGTTGCTGAACTGCGCCTTGGTGCCGTCCGACATCCAGCAGTCCACGTCGAAGCCTTGCTTATACGCTGGCTTGCCTTCCGCGTCCGTCTCGGTCGGCTTCGGAAGCGGCTGCGATGGCGATGGCCATTCCTGCCAGTCGCGCATCCCGACGGCGATCTTGAGCCACCCGAACTTCACGTTGGCAATGTCGATTGCGATGCCCTTGGCCATGTCTATGGCTTCGGGATCGCCGCCCTTGTTTACCGTCCAGCGGTTCTGCGGAAGGTTGACCCGTATATACGCGCCGCTCGCGTCTGATGTTTCTCCGAAAGATATTGGCATGTTTGTCTCCTGACGTTGTTTGCCTGTGTTATGCGCCGTGTGACGCGGTGAATTGGAACGCCCAGCGCGGTATCTGGAGCGTTTGCAGCTCCCCATACCCGTAGCCCCAGACGCCCGTGTTACGCGCTATCGCATACTGCTCCAGCGCGTGTTGAACTGCCGCGTCGCCCTCGTTGAGCGTGCGCCAGTCAAGCTCGTACACACCAACAGGGTAAGGCGCTTCCTTGCCCACGCTGATGAAGATAAACCTGTCGATCTCCTCGCCGATCAGGCCCATCGTCCTGCGGTAGAAGCTCTCCTGAATGTGATAGCCGAAGTTGGCCACTTGCTTGGCAAAGCCTTCTGGGTCGGGCGCTATCGTCGTCTTCAAGTCGATCAGCGCCCCGATGTCACGACGCCACCCGTCTGGACGGCAGCGCAGATCCACGCCCGTCTTCGTGTCCTTCGCAAATATACTGGCCTCGCAGATCAGGTCGCCGGATAGCAGCTTGGCCACCTCCTTGTTGCTGCGCACCGCGTTTGCCGCGTCCACGGCGATCTTGTAGTCGCCCTCCGTCAGCAGCAGCGCGCCGCTGGCGTCGGCCTCCGCCTTGTGCTGCGCCCAATCCTTGCCGCGCCGCGTCTCCGGCCCGCACCATACGGTGCTTGCGTGCTGCGGCTCGAACACCAGCGTGTGCGTGGCCGTGCCGACGTCAAACGCTGTGCTTTCCTTGCGCTCGGCATATTTGTAATGCGCCAGCGACTTCATGGCGATTGTCTTGGCCCCAGAGGCGCTGAGCGCGTCGCTCAGGTGGTATTCCTCGTTTGACATGGTTGTCGATATGGTCACTGTCTTTGCTCCTCCACTACTTTCTTTATGCAGTCAATGACGTCATCAATGTAAAACACCTCACGGTTTGACACGGGGTAAAATGGCTGCATCGACTTCAGCTTCTTGGATTCCAGCCAGCCGTTTAAATGAAAGTTGTTGATCCCAACAAGGCTCGCCACTTCACCTTTAGTCAAAAACATTTTTCCATTATTTTCCAAATGACGCATGACTTGCGCGTTCATGCCTTGAAACTCTCTCGCATCATGGCGGAACTTTGGTACACGCTCATCGCCGTCATTAATGTGCTGCTTGTTGCATTCCGGCTGTTCAACTCTAATCGCTTCACGCTCAGCTTTTAAAGCCTCTTCACGCGTGTCAAACCACTGCAGCTCAATATTAGTTACATCTAAAAACCAAGCAGACCCCTTGTAGTGCTGCTTAATTCTTTTTGAGTAATCTAGGCTGATGCCAACATATAAAAGTTTATTTTCTTTGTTAAACTGGCGATATAATGCTGTCTTCACGCCTTCCCCCTTCCATATAGCGCTATTAGCAGCGCCTCTGCTTTATGTTCATCCTTCTTGCGCTTCAGCTCGCTCGCCCTGTCGGGGAACCACTGCTGCGCCATGCGACGCGCCGCTTCTTTA